ATTAAAATACTATGTTCAAAGACTTATCAAAAGAAGAAGAGAAGGCCTTCGTCAAATGGGCGCAGGATAACTACCACCAAAAAGTGGGAATACACGGAACTATACGCGCCATCTGGCATCCAGTAGTTCGGAACGAGATGAAACGCTTGAAAGCAGAACAGCTAAGAGGCATAAAGAAGAAGCTCGTCAGTATGCGGAGAAAACAGGACTCAGTACTATGAACAAAGAACCTAACATATACCCGGAAGACTCCAGACCATTACACTTTGGCGAAGGGGCGCTCATATCAGGATCAATAGGCACAGAAATCTTCTTTGCCTTTGGAGAACGTCTAATAGATGAACTCCGAATGGAGGATTGGGTCGAGTGTACTATATGTAGCTGGACTCAAAACGACCAATGGGAGCATCCCGGTTCCATGAACATTGCTCATTTCAAAAGAGTAGATAACGGAAAAGTTACCTCCTGCATAGCAGGAAGGTCAGACGGAACAGACCCTAACCCACGATTAAGGGTCAGGAAACTCTCATGATCTTACAAGTCATAGCGGCAGCTTCGCTGTTCTTCACTCTGTTCTTCTTCACTATCATCTTCCTTGACTGGTACGAAGAATAGATCAAACATTCTGGCAAGTGCGTGGGTTGGCCAGCTATTAAGACGCTGGTAAGGTTCATTTAGTCCTTTCATAGCCCGCCCATGTACTTCCCCTTAAAGCTCACTCGCGCTACGCGCTCGTTCGCAGGCTTCTCAGTACGCGGCCCACAAGTTAGGGGTCGCAAGCTCCCCATTATAACTAGGTCAGGCTGGGTCGGACTACGTCCTCCCGCCTTCCCGCATTGTTCGCTTCGCTGCCACAATGCAAGCCCACCTCCCTCTCCGACGGCGAAAGGGGTTGCCACCCCTTTAGAATCCCCGCTTGGGGGAAGTATCCCCCAAACCCCCTCTCTCCCTACGGTCGTTGAGTGATCGCCTAACGGCTCACAGGTTGGAGTAGCCTCCGCTCGCTACGCTCGCTACGGCTACTATCATTGTTGGTATGCCCTATCGAATACTTGCATTAGGCGCAGGAAGTTGAGAGTCTGGCGTGGAGGAGGAAATAGTGCCTAGGAATTACAGACAGGAATACGACAGGTATCACAAGAAACCTACCCAAAAAAAGAACAGGGCTAAACGTAATGCTGCCCGTGCAAAACTGATGGCTTCAGGCGCAGTGAGTAAGGGAGATGGTAAAGATGTAGACCACAAGGACGGCAACCCTAAGAACAATTCACGTAAGAACCTTCGGGTGACATCTAAATCAAAGAACAGAAGCCGTAAATAATTTAGCCGTGTCTGCGTTTTCTTAGGGTCTGGCTTGGTTTTGGTCGCCACCTAGATTCACTCTCTTCGCGCAGGCACGGTTTTTTACTATCATTGTTGGTATGCCCTATGGAAGAGAGCATTGTTGAAGGAAAAGCTCGGTTCAAAAGCCGACTAGACAAACTAAAGAGAACCAAAACGGAATCAAAAACCGTTCACGGGAAACTCATCTACAAACGAACCCTTAGAAAACTCACTGAGGGGGTGGTCGCTCTCCAAAACAAGGCAGCAGGTGTTTATGTAGCCGACTGGGAACACTTAAAAGACCTGAAACCACTCCTAATAGCCCATTTAACCCTAATTACCCTGCTAGATACCCTCTCAGTGCGACAAAAACGGGTATCCGTCGCTGTTAAAATAGGACAAAAAATTTTTGACGAGATAAACTTTGGATTCTTGAAGAGGAATCACCCGAAATGGTGGAAGGGGGTGTCTAAAAACGTAGGTAAGCGGATATCTTACGGATATAAGAGAAACTATGCTGTTCGTGCTGCAATAGCTGAATTTGGTTCTGGTTGGATGGCCCACTCGTCCGAGACGGCTAAAACACATGTAGGGTTAAGTTTGGTCGAGTTATTCAGACAGACTACAGGCCTTATCGAGTATTCTAAGAGCAATGTAGGTAAGAAACGGTGGGAATACGTAATCCTACCCACGCCAGAGGCATTTAATTGGATCGAAAGAGTAAACAAGAAGGCTGAGAACCTATCTCCATTCTTCCTACCAACAAAAGAAATCCCTGATGATTGGAAGTCCTTAGAAGCAGGAGGCTATAGATTCCCTCCAGAAATCCGTTGGAAATTCTTTAAGGGACATGAGAGATACGACAAAACAGATAACTTCAGCTTACTTTACTCTGCTGCTAACACCTTACAGAGGGTTCCCTTTAGGGTGAATGAGTCCCTTTATAAGGTTGCTGTAGTAGAGTATAGAAATAAAGTAAACGAGATCGAACAACAATCGGTCAACAACAAGAAGGCCTTAAAGGAAACTGATTATACACTAGTGTATCGTCAGTGTCAAGCTAAATACCATGCAAGCAGGTTGAAGGAGTTGCCTGAACGGATACGTGTAGATAACACGTTGTCATTAGCTAAGAGGTTTACCGACACTACTTTCTACCTACCTGTTCAAGCTGATTTTAGGGGAAGGCTTTACTACGCGCCAAGATACCTGAACCCACAAGGTTCTGACCTGTCGAGAGGTGTGCTGCAATTCGCAACACCAACCGGGGTGAAAGGTTGTGAGCATTGGTTCCTAATTGGAGGAGCTAATGCCTTCGGGGTACGAGGCAAGCTAACAGACAGGCAGGAGTGGGTACTAAGCCATGAGCGAGAGATTAAGCAGGTAGCAGCCGACCCTCTGGCATTCAAGTGGTGGAAGGACGCTGCATCACCTTACCAATTCCTTGCCTTCTGTTTTGAGTTCTCTCAGTGGATGGCTGACAGAATAGGATTTAAGACTCGGCTTCCAGTTCGCCTAGATCACCACGCCTCTGGATTACAAGTCATAGCCTGTCTTAATAAAGACGCGAAGCTCATGCGACTAACCAATGTGGCTGACTGCGAGGAGCCGAATGATGTCTACGAGGAGATACTAAAAGAGTTGCTGCTTCAGCTTAAAAAATCTAGACGGCCAGAGAACTTCCACTGGGCCTCCATGATTGATCGCAAGCTGATAAAAAGCATGACCTTGAAGTTGATGTACGGAGGCACTTACTACGGCCTAGAACGGTCAGTGGTAAGCTGGTATGTGCAGCTGCCCGAAGATGTATTCCAAAGGAACCTGTACAAGGAGATACGCAGCCTTATAGACAGCTACTCCTTCGCCTTGACCAACGTCTCTCCGACCCCGCTTCGCTTCCTGCGCGAGACACAACTGAAGCAGCGAGATGAAGTGGTTTCATTTGAATCACCAAGCGGGTTCACTGTGATAAATAACTATAAAAAATATAGGTCTCAGCGAGTGAAGACTACAGTCAACAATGAGGTGATTGTCTCTCGCCTGAATATTGAAGAGGAGGGACTGAACCTACGTGCCGCTCGGACAGCCTTAGCTGCCAACTTGGTTCACATGTATGACGCTGCAATCATGCACCATGTGCTAAACAGTAGACATTGGGAGAACATACAGACCATGCATGATTGCTATGCAATTCCTCCAATGGACTGCGATAATTGCATAGATTCAGTGAAAGACGCTATGGGAACCGTATTAGGGGTTGACATGCCAGCAACTATGTGGTATGCTGCCTCCTGACGTCGCGAGATCGACCAATTTCACATCTCAAAGCGTCCCTTAGAAGAGAGATGAAAAACCATAAAATGACTACCGGAAGGGGCATTCTCATGTTCCCTTATCTTTTCTCCCCCGATACCAAATTCGACTCTGTCGGTGTTTACACCGTGCAGCTTCGTCTTCAGGGAGACCCTGCAGCAAAGCTCAAAGGAGACTTGGAATCTTTTTTGGATGAACACATCAACGAGGTGACAACCACCACCGGAAAGAAACCTGAAAAGGTGCTACCTATTCCGATGAAGAACGTCACTGATGATGCTGGTGTTTCATTCATAGAGTTCCGCTTCAAGATGAAGCCGAGTTTCAAATCAAAAACAGGTGAGCAAGTCGATCAGCGGCCTCAAGTTTTTGACTCCAAGCTACAACCACTCACTGAAGAGTCCTGTCTAGGCAGCGGTTCCGAAGGGAAGGTGAGCTTCGATGCTGTTCCGTACAACACTTCGTTTGGTTGTGGCATTACGCTGCGCCTACGTGCTGTACAGGTATTAGATTTGGTTCAATACAACGGAGGGAACTCATCGTCTTCGGGCTTTGAGATCGAAGAGGGCTTCGTTGAGGATGAATCGAAAGTTGCTCCTGCAGCGGCCACAAAGCAGGAAGCGCCACAAGCTGAAGGCAACGCTTCAGACTTTTAGGTCTGTAGTCAGCCCAGATTTCTGGGGTGTTGTCTATGCCTGTGTACAAAAGTAAACTCGAAAAGAGTATGGGGCATCTGTTGGAAACAATGGGTGTCCCATACTCCTACGAGCCTCTCCGAATCCCTTACGTTAAGGAGCATTACTACCTCCCTGACTTCTACATTGAGGAGAGGTACTTCATAGAGACCAAGGGTAGGTTCCTACCACAAGATCGTAAGAAGCATCTATTGGTAAGGGATCAACATCCTGAGATCGACATCCGGTTCGCTTTCCAGAATCCAAGAGGGAAACTGAGCAAGCGGTCAAAGACTACCTACGCAGAGTGGTGTGAGAAGCACGGGTTCCTGTGGTGTGGCAAGAAAGTACCTAAATCATGGTTCTGATTCGACCCCACCGCGCAACCCATGCGGTTCTGGAAACCCTCGACGGGAAGAAGGCAATGGTTTCGATTGCCGACCTTGACACTCTTGTTGGGAGTACCGGAGTACTGACTTGGATGAGGTTGACGGCTAAGAGCAGAGAGAAACTAAAACAAATATCCTTTGATGGATCAATAGAGAAAATACAAAGTGACTACAGAAAACCAAAACGAACAGGGTAACTTCATCCACCACGCTCCATGTAAGGAGTGTAGCTCTTCGGATGCTGTTGCCATTTATGATGATGGACATGGCTATTGCTTTAGCTGCCAGCATCACTACAAGAACTACGATTCCCCTGAAGTAGTTCCCAAACCAGTGTCCCAGAATGTGAACCACGACGGTCTCCAAGACCTTCGGTACACCGCCCTTTCCAATCGGAAAATCAGCGAGCAAACCTGCAAGTTCTGGAACTACCAAGTAGGGACTTATCAGGATCGGCCCTGTCAGGTAGCGAACTACAGGATCAATGATCAGGTGGTGAGCAAGGTAAGATTTCAGGACAAAAATTTTGTCCAAGTTGGCAAAGGCAAGTTGCCCCTGTATGGCTCATGGCTGTTTCAACGTGGAGCGAACAGCAAGCAAGTTGTCGTTACTGAGGGAGAAATTGATGCGATGTCTTTGTCTCAGCTTCAGGACAACAAGTGGCCCGTTGTTTCAATACCAAACGGTGCAGCAGGTGCAGTGAGAGCCTTCAAGGACAACCTAGAATACTTAGAGTCTTTCGACAGTGTTGTCATCATGTTCGACAGCGATAAGGTTGGACGAGAAGCAGCAGAGAGTTGCGCTCAGGTGTTGTCTGTAGGTAAGGCGAAGATTGCCAAGCTGGCCCTGAAGGATGCTAACGAGATGTTGGTAGCAGGCAGGGGGTCAGAGCTAATCACTGCCATGTGGAATGCTCCTGCTTGGAGACCAGACGGTATCATAAGTGGTGCTGACATGTGGGATGCTCTCACCAAGGAGGAAGTATCTATTGCTCACATGTATCCTTGGCCTCAACTGAATGACCTGACTATGGGCCTACGTGAGGGAGAGATTGTAACCATGTGTGCTGGTGCAGGTATCGGCAAATCAGCGGTGTGTAAGGAGATGGCTTACCATCTAATCCGCACCGGAGAATCGGTAGGCTACATTGCACTGGAAGAATCCACCAAGCGCACTGCACTAGGGATCATGGGCCTGCACCTAAACAAGCCCATCTACTTGAACCCTGCAGAGGCCACTGATGGTGAGATGAAGGAATCCTTCGACGCTACGGTAGGTAGCGGGAGGTACTTCACCTATGACCATTGGGGATCGATGGGTGAAGCCAACCTGTTATCAAAAATAAGATATTTAGTAACCGGAGTAGGTTGCAAAATTATTTTCTTGGATCACCTGTCCATCGTGGTTTCTGGGATGGAGGGCGGTGATGAACGCCGCATGATTGACAACACCATGACCAAGTTGAGGAGCCTTGTTGAGGAACTGAGGTTTGCTCTCGTCTTGGTTAGTCATCTCAAGAGACCCGATGGGCGGGGACATGAGGAAGGTGCAAGGACTTCCTTAGCGCAGCTGCGAGGGAGTGCTGGTATCGCTCAGTTATCTGACATGGTGCTGGGCTTGGAGCGTGATCAGCAAGACCCTGCTACCAGTAAGTTCACTAC